GGACAAGAGCGATGATGACACTCTCCAGCTTTGTGTTTTGCCTACAGTATCCCAAAACAAGGAAGACGGAACTTTCGGAGACTCTGTTGCACTAGCCGAGATCCCCTCCAATCCATACGATCCCAAGTCCTCACACACAGAGCTTGGCTTCATCATTGGGATGGATGCCACAACATCGAAAGGAAAAACAATCGGAGATGTGAGTTCTGGGTTCCATCACCTTGCTTTGTCTGTTGATTACAAAAAGGACAAAATAACCGCTTATATAAACGGTGAGCAACTGGCAACCTCTGCTGTATCAACCTGCTTCAAGCTAAATCCAGGTCAGCCTCTAAATGTTCCTAGCCCCGCCTCCGTGGATTCTGAGAGATACTCCAGAAGTATGGGAGTAAACAATAACCTAAGAAATACTGAGAGCCTACATGAGGGAGCATATGAAGCTCCGGCATTTTCTCTTCTAACTCCTTGGGTTATCGGAGGAGGGTTTACCGATATAGTCCCAAGGTCAAGAAAGATGGAGTCCGATGCTGGGTTCAATACTACTCCTCTGGGTTTCCTGGGATCAAACACAAACGACACTTACTACACAACTACTGTCGATGGAACCACGGGAGGTTTCCAAGGGCAGCACTCTCCTGGACTAGGCGGAAGTCAGTACTCAGGAGTGAACAGAGTTATCCCTAGAAGTGGTCTAGACGGCTTTATTGGAAACTTTAAGTTGTACTCAAGACCTCTAACTACTACAGAGATTACTCAAAACTACGAAGCCCACCAAAGCTTCTTTGAGAATATTCAAGTATAATGGCTAATTCACTGTTTGCACCAGAGCTAGACTTCGTAACTACATCCAGAAGACAACGGACTGTAGGTGTACGATTCCCTTTGTCCCGAACTGAAGGTGGCGACTGGTCAAAGCAGTTTGACCGTGACTTGATCTATGCTGGGTTTAAACAGCTTTTGCTAACCCAAAAAGGTGAGCGAGTCATGTTCCCTAACTTTGGAACAAATCTCAGAAGATACTTATTTGAGCCCGTCACCCAATCCCTCAAGGACAGCATGGATGCTGAAATAAGAGAGGCAGCTAGGCTTTACGAGCCAAGAGTGGTTATTAGAGACGTCAGTATAACAAACGCCCCTGGAGGGAATGAGGAGTTCAACGGTATTTACATACTGATCAACTTATCTTTTGTGGATGACGCGGCTTCTCAAGAGCAAATTGAAGTAGTACTAACAACGTAATGGTAGATTTCACCAACCCCTTTAACGCCGCAAACGTAAGGTATAATGCGTCTGCTTTTGATGGAACCGTTCAAACGGACCTTCAAAAGCTTGGAACTGTTCAGGAGTCCGAAAAGAAAGGGTTAATTGACTACTCTGTCGCAGACTTCGGAGAATACAAAGAGGCGTTGCTGAATTATGTGAAGGCTGTCTACCCAGACGATTACAATAACTTCTACCAGTCTGATTTCGGTATTTTCATGACCGAACTTTTCTCGTATCTCGCCGCCACCCTCTCACTCAAGGCAGACTTCCTAGCAAACGAGAGCTATATCGATACAGTACAAACCAGAGAAAACCTAACAAAGATTTTGGGTATCTTAGGGGTAAAGATACGGGGTCCAGTCGCAAGCAAGTGTACAGCCGTTGTTAAGAACGATGCTGGGGTTGCTGTCTCAAGCAGCGATCAGCTAACAATTACTAATGCTAATAGAAAGGTTGCAGTAACCTCAGGTAGAGATTCCACCAACGTATCCTTTACTTTATTTAAGACAGAGCCAACCAATGGAGGAATCTCACAGCTACTTGACACTATCACTGGAGACCTTATTCTTGACGCTTCAACATACTACAGCGATTCGACAAATCAGTTCAGTGGACTAGTTCTAGTCGAAGGAGAATATAAATCCATCTCTGGTAGATTCCCTGCCACCCAAGACCCCAAGACAGTGTTAATTAACGATCCTTCTGTCATCGAAGGAAGCATTGTCGTTTCAGCAGAGGATGGCGTTTTCAGTGAGATCCAAAGTCTGGCTCTAGCCAAAGACGGAAACGATCTGGTCTTTGAGAAGAGATACAACTCAGACTTTTCTGTCAACATTCTTTTTGGTGATGGGGTAAGAGGAAAGAATCCAACCGCTTCCACGGCATACTCAATATTTTATAGAACAGGCGGTGGAGACAGGGGAGATATCATAGACGGTACAATATCTCAAGCCATATCAGCAGATCTTACGGGATCTTCTGTGTCAGTCACCATACAGAGTACTTCTAAGGCAACAGGCGGACAAAATGTTGAGACTGTAGAACACGCCAAGAAATATGCTCCGTACTTCTTCAAAACTCAGTACAGAGCAGTAACAGGAGAGGATTACACTACCATCGCAAACAGTTACATCACCTCTGTTGGGTCTGTAGGCAAGGCTATCGCTGTTAACAGACAGAATGGTGCAGCGGGTAACATGATAGACATTTATACTTTGCTGAAGTCTTCTGAGAATCAGTTTGAACGCGCAAACCTTGATTTCAAATCTAAGATGTTGGGCTATATGAATGATTTCAAGATGATGACAGACGAAATCACTATTGTAGACGGTTTGGTAAGAACCCTTGACATGAAGGCAACCGTCTTTGTGGACAAGTCCAAGAGATCGCTGCAAGATACCATCAAGTCTGAGGTTGCCGGAAGAGTTACAGATTTCATGTCAATAGATAACATGGACTTTGGACAAACTCTCAGAATTGACGAGTTAGCAAACTACGTTCTACAGAGCAACAATATCCGATTCTTCCGCATCGACAACTATAAGGATGATATCTTTGTAAGTCACAACGAGATCATTCAACTTAATAACCTAACACTAAACGTTGAGTTCGTATAATGCCATACCGAGGTGACGATAAGATTCTTAAGTACAACTATGTCGAGACAATAAAACGTCTCGTACCTGATTTGTATTTGGATGAAGACCGCTCTGTTTCAGGAACGGAAAGTGATATCGCATACGAGGTTTTAGGCAAGATTATTCTGGCTGCCGTAGAACACGAAGTTTTCTTCAACGTAAGTGCTAGAGATTCGTCAGCAACAGAGGCGTTCTTCGTTCCGATTAACGCAAAGACTAGAGTATCCGCTAACGATTACAAGAGATACGTCCTGAGCAGATTCGATAAGGACTTCTCTGATTTTAAGACTTCAGGAGCAGCGTTTGAGTTCCTTCGTGACTCAGTGTTTCCTCAGATTGTCCTAAACAATCCTTCTACCTCATTCGTAGCAGCAGCTTCAGCAGACCCTAGCTATCCCGCCAGTTCAGCTTCTGAAGCCCATGAGCAACTTCTAGACAATCTAGGTCTAGCTTACATACTCAACACTTCTAGTGCCGCAGGAGCGTCTACAGAGCTTTCCTCGGTGCTTCTTAGCTCTCTCACTAACTCCCTTTACTTCGGTGAGGAGTTCGCAGAGGAGCAAGGTATTTCAGTCCTTCTGGAGTACTGCTGGAGAAACAGAGAGGACGTATCAACACTAAAAAGATACCTTCCTCCGAAGCTGAGTCGGGACGATTCAGATATCAGCGCACTGTCCTATTCCTCAGGCATACAGGATTTAGACAGAATAAAGACTTACGCTGGAGTATGGCTAGAGCCGGGAGAAGAAGATGCCAACATAGTAGGCAAATCCCTCACTCTGTATAACGATGACGGAACCCTTTCTTCCGTATTCACAGAAGCGGGATCTTTGGGCAAGTTTTTACGAGCCATCGGATATGCGTTCTACGACGTAGACAAACTAATAGACGATCTTCAGGACTTGTTCGATGTAGAGGAGTGTCCTATTGAGTTCCTTGATTATCTCGCCCGTACAGTCGGGTGGAGATTCTTAGGCGAGGACATTACTCTTTGGAGAGGTCAGCTAAGACAAGCGATCTATACTTATAAGGCGAAAGGAACAAGAAAAGCACTCACCGACGCTCTCTCCTACGTCTTCCCTAAATCAGTCTCATCGTTTGATCCATCTTCAAATGTTTACTATACATTTGAGTCTTATTTGCCGTTCCTAATTTACTACGCCCTAAAAACAGAGTCAGCAATATGTAAAGACCCTGTTAGACTCAGGGAGTTTTTGGTAGAACAACGGGCGACAAATAAAGACGGATTGAGGATAAACGTAAGCCCAGACCAGGACACTAACATCAGGTTCTGTGTTGATGCGATTATGGAGAAGATCCATAAGGATGTTGGCTTCATCGACGTTAATGGGCAGACTGACATTTACGCTCTCAACCAAGGAAAAGGATTTGAGCATAGAGGCACTAATGTTGTCGTTCCTCCTTGGGAGAAGCACACATTCTATAAAACAACTAAGATCACAAGACAAGTTCTTGATGCACTTAGAAAAATATTGGAAGGAAACTGTAACACAGACAGTTCTTTCGCATTCGATATCCGAGATGAGTTCATAGACGAACTCATCAACTATATCATAGATAAAACAACTATCGGTGTAGAGGGAACTGAGTCTCTTACCCTAGGTAACAATAACTTCCTCAGATTCTACACCTTCAGTGCAAACGTACCTCCAAACTATAGCTCTGTCATTTCAGACGGAGCCAGCGATGAGTTATCCGTTCTAGATTACTGGAACACTAGATCTTCAAACATCTTTGTCAAGTTCCCAGACAATACGTTCACTGGACCAAACAGGATTAAGATTTCCGATGTACGGGACATCGCAAACGTAGTTTATGAGTATACTCCTTTACACGTTGTAGCAAGGCTATACGTTCCAGAAGTTTTTACAGATGATTACGACGATCAAGGAGACAGCTTAAAGTTTACAGGTAGACTATTCTTCGATGACAAGTCTACAAACCAGAACCAAAACTACAACACCTCAGGTTGGATTGGGACAAGCGGAGATCCTTCCTCTTGGACGTGGAGTAGCGCACCTGCCTTAGAAAGAACCACTGGTCGAAGAAAGAACTTCAGATACGTTATTGACAGGCTGCTTCCAGATAGACAAGGTAAATCAATGCCTATGTCTATGGCATTTTATTCTACCTCCGCCATAATAGCACCTAAAACGGTAGATTATTTTGCTCCCAAAGGTTTCGATTTTAACTCTCAAAGTTTTGTCGATGTGGACGGAGGACTTAGCTCCATTTATGATACTTCTAACTCGCCTATCATAAAAGATAACGTTATAACTCAGCAAGCCCCTGAAGGGTCAGCCCTCGGAGTGGATTACTCCGCAATGTTCCCAGTAAGGGCATACAAAGAATTAGACACCTGCTCTATTTCTCCTGAGTATAGAATTAAGTCGGGAGGATCAGCGCAAACCTTCTACGACATAACGCTAAGACAAGGATTAGAAGATTCTACTAAACTAATCTTCTCGGAGAAGGACTATATTTCAATTCAGTTCAGCCCAGAGTTCCACCAGATGTGGGCTGATTACCGAAGAAAATTCAATCTCTCTCTAGATTCAAGCTCTTTGTCAATCCTTAACCACGCATATGGACCGGGATTCTATAACAATAAAATCCAAACTCCAGGAGTTATTGCTGATTCCGCAGCAAGCTCATTCAGAGCTTACTCAGACTTAAACTCTGAGGATATCGCAATATCTGAGGGTCAGCTTCAAAGAACGATAGGGGCAAGAGATTACAAAGGTCAGGCTTTCAGAACAAACTACGGGGAACTCATCCCCATGATTTATGAAGGATTGATACAGCAAGCAGGTTACGGAACCTATAGACATGAGATAGAAAGTTACTTGCAAGACGAAGCATATTGCAACGAGACGTTCCTCTCAGGCGTTCAAATAGTAGCCCCGGAAAGAAATACGGAGATAGCCGTAAGGTCCATAGACGAGCTTAGAGAAGCTTGCGATAAATATACTTCAGGCACTGCACAGACATCCGTAACAGTATTCGGAGGAAGAGAGAACACAGGAGATCTGGCTTCTTTATTGAGAGTTAGATATCCTCTGACGAACAACAGAAATCATGTTGTAAATGGCGATCTGGTTCGTCTGCCAGACTCGTTTGTAGACCCCTCTACTTCTTCGATATACAACTGGGAATTGCTGGATCAAAACAGGTCCACCTATTTCTCTGGGACTGGTCTGACTGGACACGGAAATATTTCCGTAGAGTATCTAAGCTCTACAACTGAGACTCCCGTATCTTCTATTAGGATTCAAGGTGCTTCCGGGTGGGGAGGATCTCTAACGAATGCTGGAAACATTAACACTTCCGTGGCAAGAACTCAGGAGATGAAGCGTCTCATCCCAGGAAGTGACTATACACTAACTTATGATGTTTCCTCGCAAGTAGCCTCTGGAGGTTTGGAAGTCTTTGTACGAAACCAATCACAAGACCTATATCTTTCCTCTGATGGGTCATGGACATCTTCGTTTGCTTACCTAAGCTCGGCTCCCGATAACATTACTGATTTTTACCAAGTTACTAAGCAGTTTAGTATTCCTGTTTCCGCTCAAGGGGAGACAGAGGTGAAACAGTTTGGAGTCAATGATGCTTATCAAGTTGGATTTACCAATGTCGCAAGCTCAGTCGAGTACCTAAAAGACATCTTCTTGAGAGAGGACGGTCAAAACAGACTCTTTAAGGATGAGTACTACAGAATAAATGTTAAAGCCTCATGCGAAGATCCCAAGAGTCTTAGCAACTCTGTGGCAATACGGATATTGGCTTACTCTAAACTAGAAGATGGAGATCTTTTCGCATACTCTAAGAATGGGAGATGGGAAAAGATCCTGCCAGGAGAAGCGTACAGAGAGGATCATGTATTCGTGCATCCCGTAACTCCTGATGGAGAAGAAAACGACATACAGTTTAGGTTCCAGACCCTCAATGAAAGAGGTCCGCTTGATAGGTCCATACGACAGCCCCTATATGTTAATGGCGGATCAAAGTACAGGAACGTACACAGCGATAAAACTGAATACTATGTAGAGTTTATTCCGATTCTTCAAAAAAGAACTTTAGAATCAGATGCAGAGAAACCTTTTATAAAAATCTTTGATTTCTCATTCATAAACGAAAAATATGAGAAAGCCAGAGAAAATTACACCCGCAACGAGACCAAAGAACTGTTTGAGTTCTTCAACGGTCTCAAAGATTCATCATTGACTAGATACCCAGATACCGCTGAAACATTAGGTCTTGGGGTTTCTGGCGGTTCTAGGCTTGACTATATAGATTATTACGGAGGATCTAACCAAGGTCCTAACTTCCAAGGGTTCACAATATTTGAGATATAATGGTTGCAAGTTCTACTAATACGGTTGTCGTAGATGGTGCTAGAAAAACCATCGCAGAGGTGTTTGCTTATGATCCCGCTCCTAGCGGATTCACGGATGCAAGCACCATAGACGCTGTTCAGAACTACCAGATAGCAGCAGTCGCTTTTTCCCCTCCCTTTGAGGCGTTCAGCAAATTTTCATCTCACAGAATTCTTGATCCATCGTCCCTAGTAAATGTATCTGGGTACATTTACCAGCTTCCTTATCCTAGAAATTTTGATCTCGATTTAGACGGTGTTCCACAGCCAAGGTATTCTGACGGGGAAGATAACTTTATTGAACCTAGTCTTCTGTATGTCGAAGGAAACCCTAGAGTAACTTTCAATCCTTTAACAGTAGAGTCTCTAGTAGGTCAGGATTACGCAGTCGTAGATTATCCTCTAGAAGATTTTAATATTAACAATGTTCAAATCTTTGGAGAGTCTGAGGCACGGATAAACGCCAGAGTCATAAGAACAAAAGGGACAGACAAGGATTACTACAACTTTTCTACTAAAAGGTTTCAAGACCTTCCCACGAAAAAATCCTTTCCCTTTGAAAACGGAGTCGTACAGTTTCCTTTAGACCTTCAAACTTTAAACAGTCAAGCTTCTAAAGTAAGTATAGAAAGATACGAATACACCTTGCAGCTAGAACTACCTACAGATAACCTGTATGAAAAGGGTAAGGTGGTTATCGACGGCGTAAAAGCTTCAAATGTTTCTCTCACTATCTTTCCTCCCGTAGGTCGCTCTAAAATATCCAATATTGTTTATAACGGAGATTTTTCAGTTTATGAGACTTTATCAGGAACTGAAACCATAAACCCGGAGGAGTACGGTCTAGCCACGATTCCGGGATGGGATCAATATAATCCTCTATCTAAGTCTACAAACCCGGAAGATGAAGTCAGTGGTTTGGGACGAGTATCTCTTTTCAAAGATTGGATAGGCGATAACTATGTAAGGCTTCATGCATCATCAACGGATTTAGTAAACTTCAACAATGGAGCAGCAGCCCTAGAAACTAAGTTTACAATTCCCTCTCCTACAGACAGCTTGCTTACTCAGCCTAGTCCTGCTGGAGGGACCAACAATTCAAACTCTGGACCTTTCAATAGGTATGTTGAGATTTCTTTTGATTGCAGACTCTCCACTTCCAGTGCTGAAGGTCTGTTCGTAGAGTTGCAGAATCTCACTGACGGAACATACTACAGTTTTTCTGACAAAGACAATGGTTCCGCTGGATGGGGATCAGCTTCTACAAGACATCAAATATCCTACTCCAAAGGAAATGCAGAGCCACTAATAAGTAACAACATTAGTTTGTTCGCAAATATCCTCGGGTCAAAAGTAAACGATGTTTATAAAGTCACGTTCATAGGAGGATCAGACTCTGGATTTGCCGACACGGATATCAAGAACATAAGAATCGGATACTTGACGGATGTTCCTTTTGCATCCGATACATTTAGATTCTCAAAAGCAGAGTCCATAGAGAACACACTAAAGACTGGAGATGAGCTTCTAGGTGCGTCTGGAATCGTCCTATACGATCCTACCAAAACTCTAAAAGCCCCAGTCGCGTTAGGAGAGGCTCCTTATACCAACACGGATATAACAACTTACGTTACCATCCCTTTTACTGGAATGGAGCCAAAGAAAAAGTATTTGTTGGTAATAGACTCTGAGTCAACAAGTTCATCGGACGCAACTTATACAGGACAGCACCAAATAGGCGTAAAGCTCTCGCATCTGGACTACTGCGATATCTTGTCTCAAGGAGATGTTAACCTTCTAAATCAAGTAGGGTTTGTCAGAAATAGAAACTATGGTTCCCCGATTAGGGCTAACACAGACGTAATACTTTCCAGATATCCAGAATTTGGCAGATACAATAATAGATTTAGACTAGACTCTGAAAGCCAGAATGGGTTTGAAGATAAAGATGCATACTCTTTAATGGGTCTAGACATTAGCGGTTATAATTTAACAGAGCCGTCCTTTGTTCCAGTAAGACCTAACACAAAAGTTACAGTAAAGCTAGATTCCGAAAGAATTAAAGGTCTTACAACATCTGGAGTCTATAGAATAAACTTAGGTCTGTATAACGTAAACTCCAAAAAGAAAAGATTCTTAGACTTCAAAACAAATACCTTCGCAACAGAACTAGAAAGTTCTGATGGGTTGGTATCCTATCCCGGAACTCTGGCAGGATTAGACTTACAAGAGGCTCAGAACCTAGATGATAGGTTCACCAAGAAGTTTGCAACTATAACGTCCTCTCTAACGGAATCAGAAGAAGTAGAATTTTCTTTTAACATTCCTCCCAGATCTGATTTGGGCAGTGATTATATCCTTCCTGATAATACTTCTCTTTTATTCTTCAATATTATTGAGCAGCCAGATACCGTAACAGAGTCGGACTTAAGCCGTTCCAGAGACTCTTTGGTAAATAAAAACTTAAGACTAAAAAACTTTGAGATCTTAGGCAGATATGCAAACGCATGGCATCTAACTGGACCAATTGGAAGGGATTTTGATTTCGTTCAAAAAGGTCTTGAGTATAACTTCTCAGGAGCTTTCAGCGGCATACCTTTAGATGGGTCGGAAAGATACGGTATCGGTGAAAGAGCAAGAAGCGGTTTAGAGTCCACGTTCATAAAAGATGTTACATTAGGAGAAAAGATCGCAATACCTATTTACGGTCTGGACAACGCGGATATATCCAATAATACTGCTGTGCTAGGATCGACCTCAAGAGAAAGCACTTACGCGCTTACTTTGATTAGTAAAGGAGGTCCTGATGCTGTGATAAAATCTGTAAAGCTCGTAGATGCTTCACTGCCTTCTTACCAAGGAGACACTAGGCTTGATAACAGATCAAACATAACCTCTGAGGACTCAACGGTCTACAGTGATGACGTAATGCAAAAATCCATCCGAAATGGTTGGTATATTAGATACAGAGGATCAGGGACAGAGTACCCAATACTCAAAGAAACAATTTACGAAGGAACCGATAAGAAGTACCTTACATTTAGCGCATCAAACCCAGCGTCCACAAAGGACTTTACCTTAAACTACACAGGGACCCTGAAGGACTTAGGTCTCAGGAAAGGGAAGGAACACCTGATTAACATTGAAGGTTTCCAAGATCCAGCAGGAACAACGACCCCTCAATACGCTTTAGGGGTATACTTCGACACCGACAAGTCTTACAGATATTTGTATTCTCCTGTATCTGGTTCTTATTTACCTAAGAAAACTTTTGATAGGTTAGATACATCACTGTTTAATTTAAGCAGCACAACAAAAGATCCAGAAGCAACACTAGCGACAGATCGTTTCATCGTACCTGAGGATATTCCTGATGATGCGGTGTTTACCTTAAGTGTAACATTCACCGATTACGACATACTGCATCTCAGAAAGCCTAGAATTTTTGCTATAGAGCCTTATGCAGATGTAAGTTCTCTTTTGTCAGAGAGACCAAGACCCGACGATGAAACCATTCAGCCCGTCTATGAAGAGCCGGGTCTATTCGGACAATTCAGAAACAAGATCCAGTTCTCGGGTGTTGATAAGACAGATGCATTTTCAGTAGGAGCTTACCCTGCCGCTGAAGGAACTTTAGCTCTATCTTCAGATGGCGAAACGTCATCTACTTACTACGGCAACATGAACCGATTCTCTCTTTTGACTGAGAACGGATATATTCTTGCTAACCCATTTTATGTTGAAGGGACTACTGAATATTTTGACGCAAGTTCTGGATTTATTGTTTCAGCGACAGATCCAACCACACAAGCAATAACGGTCATTGCTCACCTGTCTCCAGATGAGTGGGACTTCATTAACACTCATTACGGAGGATTTGGGGCGATAGGTTGTTTCACAGTGGACAGAGAAGCTACCGCTAAGAAGAGGGGGTCAGATAGAAACCTCGCAACTCTTCCATTCATATCGTCCTCCCTAAACGGACAAGATGACAACGCATTACCTACAGCAGCACCCACAAGGGAATCTATGGCTGCCACAGGAACTGAGTTTATTAACGCTTTCTGTCTAAAAGCTCAAGAGGAAACCTCTGATGATCCTGGAACAGTGCGAGGCATATATACAACCTTTGGGTCTGGTATAACAGACTTCAATGACGGAGGCTGGTCGGACGTAACTTCCACCACGACTTATAATCTATCTTTCAAGTATAAGGTAAGTGATAACCCAGCTACAGCATATCAGCCCACCGTCTCTGTTCACTCACATTATTTCTCTGCTACCGATTTGACCGCAGATGGAAACTGGAATCAATTCGATGTCCAGTTTGATGTGGACGGAGATAATAAAGGTCACGATGCTATCAGGTGGCTTTTCGACCCCTCAGGAACAATTAGATCAGGAGAGAATAAGCTTTATCTCACAGATATTTCTTTGAGTTCTGGGGGAACTGAAATATTTAATACATTATTTGAGAGTGATTCTGATCTACTTGATTTTAAAGTAATAGATTACTCTAATCAAACAAAGCCTCTATCTTTGAGCAGAGTCTTCGATGGGCAAAAATATACTACCAGCCTATATAATGAGAACCTGCTAACAGAGGACGAGCCTATCTTTAGACTCTTTGCGAAGAAAACTTTCTATGTTGGAGGACTTCAAAAGAGAGCAGTATCACAAAAGGGCGTTATCGTATCTTGGACAATTAACTTCATCTAATGAAATTCAGAGATTTTTACAACTGTAAAGGACACCTTGAGATCTGGAAAATATACAAAGACTCAGGGGAGCAAGAGCTTTTCTACAAGGAAGATAACGTTGTTTGTAGCGGTATGGGCGTAGTTCTAGCTGGCTTGTTCGGAGCCTCTGGAACGTCTGATATCGCAGACTTTCAAATCACTCTTTTCCAAGTAGGTGTGAGTGGTTCAACAGGTCTACAAGTGTCTTCCAACGGTAGGTTAGGGTCAGCCTTAGCCACCGCAGATTACGGTGGAGGAGACCTTGAAGTCGTTAGTCATGATCTTGTGGCTTCGGGAACTACTTACAACAACGAAGCATTTGGTGTAATTGATACTGCATACATCGATAAGATAGGCGATACAAGCTGTAGGTGGAGAATCATCCTGGATGAGAACGCCGCGAACAGATTTGACTCAGATCCTACAATTAACGAGATAGGTATATTTGGCTATAACCCAACACAGGCAGGTACACCAGCGTCCTACTTGGCTGCGTATAGAACATTCACGGGAATACAAAAAACCTCGGACTTCCTGCTAGATTTCAGGTGGACAATTAACTTCTAAGTATGGCAAACTTCGATAACTTTGACGTAACAGGAGGAAGCAATAATTTAGATATTACTTTCTCCGCTCAGTACCTCCACGACGCAAGTGGGTACTACAACTATGAGCAGGACAACATCCCTCTTAGAAGACTGATCAGCAGAACCGATCTTTTACATCAGTTTGCTGGTTATCCGGGAGATGAGGATTCAAGGGCAACTACACTAGTCCTATCTTCCACGGCTGATGAGGCGAATGGAATTTTCGATAACATGACGGATATCGTCAAGAGAATTCCTCAGAGACTTACATTCCCTCTTCTTATCGAACTGGCTGACTACGGAGATCTAGGAAGCCTTAACCTCAGAGACATCACCACCTTTGGTAACGGTCAACTAGAGATTAAGAACCTGTTGCACGGCTTTGAATACAATGCGTCCGCAACATCAGTTTCAAGTGTAAACGGTCTTACCGATAACGAGCAGATCACCAACCCTACAGGAGCTACTAGCACAGGAAATGCTCTTGTTACTGTAAGCTCTTTAGACCTTACTAACGGTTTCATGAGTCAGCTAATAGCTGCCTCCACTTCAAGAGGGTCTACTAATGTCTTTGACGCATCTCTGCTATCAGCTACAGACGCGAATCGAGTGGCTAACTCTACCGTATTCGCAACCGTAACTAACTCTACAGACCTGGATATCGATAAGCTGTATTTCTCAAAAGGTGCTGTCCAAAATAGCACATATGCGTTGGATTTGACTCCATACCAAGGCGTTTATGATAACACTATTCCTACGGATGACATAGCTCCAAGAAAGGACAGTGGAGGAGGGGATAACCTTGAGTTCGATAGAACTCAAATATCCTTGGACGCTAGTGTCGGTATATCAGTGTACGGAAACTTCTTTAGAGGAGTTACGCTAAACAACTGTAACGGTAGTATTAAGCTCACCAATGTCTGTGTGGACGGTGCTAGTGGACTGGATAATACAGCGGATGCTCTGAGCCACAATACATCTCACGGATTCGATATTACTAACTCAGAAGTCATCCTGCAAAACTGCGCTTCTGCCAGAAACAGAATAAACTCTTATCGCGTAAGAAACAGCGATATATTTGTGGCTGGTAATATGTACGGCTACAGATCTTACCAGAGGGAGACCTCAAAGAGTAGGACTACAAGTTACGAGTCTGCTGGACTATATGCGGAAAACAGTAACGTAATCTTTGCAGACTCTGCTCTTGGAATAACTGGAGATGCGGACTTCAACAGATTCCATGTCATGTTCGCTAAGTCTGATTACGGAATCAGGCTGAAGAAGTCAGTCCTAGAAGGAGGCACTAAGCTACAGAGCGGTTCTGTGGTCCCTAACGCTGGTGATACTGATACACAGACTTCAATAATCGCAACATTCCAGAACAAGAAGTCAGGTATATTCTTAGACGGATCTGAATCTACCTACTTTGGCAGACTGAACAGCTTCAACAACAAGCGTGGTCTAAGATGTCTCAACTCTACTTTAACTGTAAACCAATTCACTTTTGAAGACTGTGAAAACGAGGGAGTATTTGCAGACGCCTCAAGAATTATTTACGGTTATAGAGAGGACGAATCAACCAACAGTAATCTTCCAGACTCCTCTACTGGAAAGAAGAGAACTACATTCAACGTTTCAAACAACGGTATAAACCTAAGAGTTGTTAGAAACTCCGCCCTAGAGCCTTACGATGCTGAAGATGTAGCCTACCCTGACTACATCGGCAAATGGGGCGGACGGGAAGCGGATACTGGAGTTACGGGATCAAACGCTATGGTCAGTCACGGTTCCACTTCCCAGTCCAGCGCATTCAGAAACCTTCCGTCAATTTATATTTCAGACGCTTCTATAGCAAGATTCCTAAACCTTGCTGTTGTAAGGGGTGCTGACGGAGTTGGTCCCGGTAGATGTGTTCTTGCCGAAAGAGACTCAAACGTTTATATACACGGTACATCCGTGTCACCAACGGTCTTCAGTATGACTGCTGCTAGTGCAACTTGGACGAATGCAGAACTTTTCCCAACTTGGAACTCAGCGGCTGTAACTGCGGATTACAACTCAAACGTTACCCTTACAGGCAGAACTAAGATTACAAGATTCGGCGTAGGAACATTAGCTCTTAACGGGTCGAGAGTTCAGATTACAACTCCTTCTCGTTATGGTGCTGATTCTCCTGATACTACAAAGTTTGGTCTGACAACAGCAGCTAACCAAACTCAAGTGCAGATCCACTCAACGAGATCTTGCATGGTTGCCTCAAAGAACTCAGGCATCATTCTCGACAACATCGGAGGTAGTCCTGACAGTTACTCAAATAGTGATGGTCAAAGCTCTGATATTAGGTATAACACCTCGGCTACTGGATCTGCCGCAGCTAACGGAACTTTATGGGATGCCGCAACTTCTGCGGCTTATATTCAGTTCTTCCCTAACGGATTCGCAAAAGCAATTGCAACTGGCGATACAAAGGCTGTTTACAATAACAATGCTGCGCTAAACAGAACTGTTGCGACGGGAGGCGTGTTTATTGCCTCTGGAAGTCACGATGATGCCACAACAGGAGGCATGGTCATCCGAGCAACCAACGGAAGTTATGTCGATGTTGATAGTGTTAACTTCCTTTTTGCAGTACCAGCATCTAGCTTGTCTGGAGTTGCATATAACTATACTGGATCTGCAAACGAATTTAACGGTATAGAGCCTGGATGTGAGCTAGTTGGAGCAGCGTCAGACGGTGGTGTTCTTTCTGGTGTAACTTATCCGCCTAACTTAGGAGATACCTTGGGAGATGCCTCCTCCTGGCAGTTCTCTTACAGCGGGTTTGATGATTGCTTCTTCCCGCCTCTGGATGGTTCTGCTTATGAACTTAGTGCTTATGGCACAAAAACCCATATGTGGAACATTGCCGATACTTCAAGAATAGTAGCTAAGAACATCCTCATCAATACCAACAACTCTTTCCTAGAGTGTAGCTCAAACAATTATCACGGACCTTCCGGCAAATGGAGAAACGGAGTTGCTCTAGATTATTACGGTCTTTGGGGAACAGCCACAACATATCACGCGGCTGCTAACAACAAGTTTAGAAACTACGGACCATACAGACTACACCTTTCCCACAGAGGAGATATCAAGAGTTACTACGGCGTTAGCGGTATGAACAGACAGGGTTCTGAAAACCAGACTACTGTATTTGGTCAAACTGGTGCTGGAGCGTTTATAGATCAAGTAAACTCTCAAGGATATCAGTTCTTTACTGCACAGGCGAAGCCTTTTGATAGTGGAGACGGTCAGCAACTTTATTGGATAAGACCTTCCCAACTTTCAGAAGGTTCTATTCAAGGTTACTTGCAGGTTTCTGGTGCTGACTCAATCTTCGGCATGGGTATGCCTTCTCCTTACTCAGGAGTTGCATCCTTTATCCAACCTCCAATAGCTGCTTACCAAGCTAGAAAATACTTCGACACTTACAACTTTGATTCATCGAACAACGTAAGTGCTGCATCAACTGATGATCTAGTGAGCTTGATGCAAGCAACCCCAGGGTTTGCCATACCTCCTGTACACATGGACTGGCAAGGATACCTAAGAAACTGGCTAGACGATAGTGCATCTAACTTGTTTGCGAACTCAAGACACCTTGCAATGAAACAGGTAAACGGAGTTTCTATCTTCCACTCAACCAAC